CGACATAGTGTGCAGCAATGCAGGTGTTGACCCTGACGCAGTGCGCGACCGCGTAACTGCCAAGATTGAAGCCGCACCTACAGCGGCTGAACTGGTGGATCGCAATGGCAAGCCGAACCAGCGGCGGATGCAAAGCACCCTGACGCATAAGGGCGCAACTCTACCGCTCAGCGCATGGTCACACCGCACTGGCATACCGACCGCCACGCTGCACTCCCGTATCAAGCTGAACTGGCCTGCCGAACGCATCCTGACCACGCCTTACACACCGCGAACATTCAAGAGGGCAGGCTAATGCACGACCTGATCAATATCGTCTTTGAGATCGCAACCGGGATCATCATTGGCCTTGGTATCGGCCTGATAATTGGGATCACGCTGCGCGTCCTGTTTGACACCGTGCTGCATATCGCAGGGTGGGGGGTGGTCAGTGACTTTGTGGGGTTTGAGGGGACCGGCGCGGGGAGGTCCGCACAAGATACGCCCGAAATAGGTTTTCGGAAATGAATCCGCCATATTCACCGCCCATTGGTCAGCTTTCTTTTCGCCTTTTTGATGACATTCATCATGGCAATCTTTGGTGGGCCACCGTCTTTCGTCTCGCGAACTTTGCGCCTTCGAAGAACTTCGCGATCTTCTTGGCAGCTACAGGTCTTGGTATTGTCGATGCCCGTGCAAGCCGCACAGATCATCGCGCCTTCAACGGCGTCCGACCGATCACTCATTTTGTAAACCTTACTCTGAACTAAATCATCCCCAAGCCTCGTTTACCTTTGATTCTGGACATAAATATGACCGCACAGACACCCGTTGCCCTTCTAAAGTCGCAACTCAATCTCGATCACAATCTTGACGACGACCTGTTGGCGCACAAATTGGCCGCATCCGAAATTTGGATCACCGGATACCTGGGCGTTCCCTTCGACGGGACGAACGCAGCACAGACAGAGGCCGCGCTACAGCTTGCCGCCTACTGGTATGAATTCCGCGAGGCCGCGCTTGATAGCCGCATCATGCCGGTTCCGTTCGGCGTCCGCGATCTGCTGGAATCCTTCAAAGATCAGATCACCGGCCATGTCGCGCAAGTATAAATCCCTCGCAGAGCAATCACACGCGCTGGCAAAGCGCCTTGAGGCTATCCCTGCCGAGGTGGTGCGCGAGGTGCGCCCCGCATTGATCAAGGGTGCGCATGACGTTCAAGACGCAATGGAATTGCTCGCCCCCGAGGATACCGGCGATCTGGTCAATACAATCGCAGTCACCGGCCCCGGCGAAACAACCCCGGCATATGCGGCTGGTGGCGGCAAGCGCACGGCAGGCGAGAACCAAGCGCTTGTGACTGTCGGTTCAACAGACGTTCGCTATGCGCATATCCAAGAATTCGGTTCGGTCCATCACGAAGCGCAGCCGTTCGTTTTGCCCGGCTATCGCATCGCACGACCCAAAGCAGAACGCCGGATACAGGCCGCTATCACCAAGGCAATCAAGAACGCAGGGAAGGCCAAGACATGATTGAACCCTCTATCATGGTGCAAACCGCGATCAGGGCCGCGCTGATCGATCACCCGGCAGTCACAGCCCTTGTGCCGGCCGATCATATCCGCGCAGGTTCTACCCGGCCGGACAATATGCCGTGCATTATCATGGCATCGCCGCAAACGATCAACCTTGGCCGCACGTCCGGCGGGCAGTTTTCCACGCGCGTTTATCTTGATCTGCATATCTGGGCTTTGGAGGATGGCGCAGACATGGCCCGCCAGATCGGCGGCGCGGTGGCAGTTGCGCTTTGGGATAGCCCTCTGCCCGTCGCAGACGTGACCGAATACCAGCGCCCCGACTTTCGGTATGTGCGCGACCCTGATCCTGAGCGCGCCTATTGCCACGGCGTTGCCAGTGTCGCTTGCGTTGTGAGGTGGCAGGCATGATCCGCAGTGGCAAACTTGATCGCCAGATTACACTTGAGCGCAAAAGCGAAACTGTTTCGGATTCCGGCGCAGTGGTTTCGGCATGGGCAGAGATTGCGACCGTCCGCGCCGAGATCGTGGAACAGAGCGCCGACGAATACCTGTCCGGCTATGGGGCTGCTGAGCAAGGCAACCTGATCTTTCGCATCCGGTATCTTGCCGGGATCACAACGGCTGATCGTGTCATCTATCAAGGCGCGGCCCATGACCTTGACCAGATTGCAGAGCTGGGGCGCAGGCGCGGCCTTGAGCTGCGGGTGACAGGCGGTGCGACATGAGCGTCCATAGCCGAGGCATCAAGCCTTCCCTGAGCGCAGACGACGACGCCCTGACCAAAGCGCCGCCAGTGCCTCGCCACCTTTCGACGCAGGCCAAGGCGGAATGGAAACGCGTCATGCCGCAATTGATCGCGCGTGAAATTCTGACCAAAGGCGACGTTGCAGGGGTAGAGAACTATTGCCTGATGATCGGGACAATTCGTCAGATCGAAGCAGATCAAGCCGCGTCCGGCCAGATCGATCTAAAGATGATGGGGCTTGCTGTTCGGTGCGCTACGACTGCCCGCCAGCTTGCCGCCGAATACGGCCTGACACCGACCAGCCGCCAGCGCATCGGCGGTCCTAAAGCTGATGACGATGCCAGCGACAACCCGTTAGATGCATGACCACGGCCAGCACCTTTCCCGATTGGATTTATGACGGTTCGGACATTCCCGATCCGCTTGGCTATGGGCAACGTGCTGTCAATTTCCTGAAGCTGCTGAAGCATCCCAATAGCGACGCACCGAAGCGCGCCTTCCAGCTCTATGATTGGCAGGAGCGCATTGTGCGCGCGATCTATGGGCCGCGCCGCGCAGACGGAACACGCATCGTCAAAACAGTTTTCATGCTGCTACCGCGGGGCAATCGCAAAACGAGTTTGGCCGCGGCCCTGTCATTGCTGCACCTTTTCGGATCAGAGAAACGCCCCGCCGGGCAAATCATCTTTGCGGCTTGTGACCGCGAACAGGCGTCTATCGGCTTCAAAGAGGCAGCGAACATCATCCGCGAGGATAAGCGGCTGGTTAAAGCAACATCGATCCGCGATGCCTTTAACAGCAAAAAGCAGATCACATTCCCCGGCAATGCCAGCACGCTAACAGCGATTGCTTCGGATGGCGGCGCGGCGCACGGCCTCACACCTAGCTTTGTGCTGATTGATGAAGTCCATGCATGGAAATCGCGCGACCTTTGGGAAGCGATCAAGAGCGGCACGGCCAAAGTTGACGATACGTTGATGATCATCGCGACCACAGCCGGGCGTGGTGCCGAGACACTGGCCGCAGGGCAATACGATTATGCGCGCAAGGTGGCACTTGGCGAAATCGAGAACGAAGAATTCTTGCCGATCCTCTTTGCCGCTGACCCCGACGATGATTGGCAGGATGAATCGACCTGGCATCGCGCCAATCCCGGCTTGGCGCATGGTTTCCCGTCGCTGTCTGGCCTGCGCGCCCTCGCCAAAGAGGCAGAGCATAGACCGCAGGAGCGCTACGCATTCCAGCAATTCAATCTGAATATCTGGCAGGCAAACAGCCGCGACCCGCTCTTCGATATGACGACATGGGATGCGCGCCAGTTTGACGACGACGACACCGACCTTGAGGCGTTGCCCTGCTGGATCGGCGTTGATCTGGCGAAGAATGGCGACACAAGCGCCGTTGTCGCAGCATGGCTGCATCCTGATAATCAGATCACCGTCCGGCCTACGTTCTTCATCCCCGGCGATGATCTGAAAGAACGCAGCGAGCGCGATGGCGTCGATTACCAGACATGGGTGGATCAGGGCTATGTCACTGCCACAACCGGCCCGATTATCGACGATGGAATTGTCGAGGATCACATTCGCGAGCTTTGCGGCACCCATGACATTCAAGAAATCGCATTCGATCCGCATCTAGCTCGCCGGATGATGCAGAACCTGCATGATGATGGCCTGCCCGTTGTCGAGTTTCGGCAGGCACCCTTGAGCATGGGCATGGCAATCGGCGATCTGGAACGCTGCGTGAATGGCGAGCTTATTCGTCACAGCGCGCACCCTGTATTGCGGCATCACTTCGATAGCGTTGTCGCCAGCCGCAGCGAAAGCGGCCTGACCAGAATGCACAAGAGCCGCAAGACCGACCGCATCGATGGCGCAGTCGCAACCGCAATGGCGGTGCATCGGGCATCCGCAGGCGAGACGAACAAATCACAATATTCCGGCGACGACGCCGAGATTTTCACATTCTAGGAGCCATACCATGACTGAACTTCCCGGCCTGATCGTCCCGATTGAAGCCCGTATCGATAAACTCGAAAAGGGGTTTCAGAAAGCGAACCGTGCGCAGCGCCGTGCCAGCGGCCAGATGGAGAGTAGGGCAGACCAGTCTGCGCGCCGGATTGGCAAATCATATCAGCGAATGGGCGACACAGCCGCAGCCGCTTTCACAAAGAAGCTGCTGCCCGCCCTGATCGCTGTCGCGTCGGTGCAGACCATTCGCAATATGGCAAACGTCACAAAGGAAGTTGCTGGCATTGGCGATGCTGCCGAACGTGCTGGGGTATCTGCCACGGCGCTGCAAGAAATGAAGTTTGTTGGCGATAAGCACCGTATCGGCGTTGACCAGATGGTTGACGGCCTCAAGGAACTGAACCTGCGCGCCGATGAATGGATTCAGACCGGTTCCGGCCCCGCTGCCGAGGCATTCGGGCGGCTTGGCTATAAAGCCGAAGAACTGAAAACCAAGCTGGAAAACCCCGCCGATCTG